CGCCGTCCTGGGACTTCTCGGCGTTCAACAGGGTGAACCAGACGCCGGGACTCTTTCTGAGGGTGGCGGTCCACTGGGAATGCGGATAGATCATTCGGCACCATCCGGGTAGAGGTATCCCATGAGCATGTCGGTCTGCTTGACCCTGGCAGCATCCCTGGCAGCAGCCCCGGCAGCAGCCAAGACAGCAGCCCTGGCAGCCCTGGCAGCATCCAAGACAGCATCCCTGACAGCAGCCCTGGCAGCATCCAACTGCTTCGCCGTCGCCTTCCCGTCAGCGAACCGCCGGGCCACTTTGACCGCCTCCCAACTACGCGGGTCGGGTTCCCTCCCCGCCCTCCGAACCCGCCGCAGGGCACGCTCCGCACAGTCGCAGGCGAACAGCCTCAGCAGCCGCGCATTCAGTCGGTAGGTGTGGACGATCCGCAGCCGGCAGGTCATGCTCTTGCCGTCACCCCGGAGCGGTTCGTGCTTCGGGCAGGGTTTCACCTCGCAGAGCAGACCCTCGGCCAGCCATTCCAACACGTCCGTGCCCTGGCAGTAGTGGTAGCCGTGCGCGCATTCCCGCAGCTGGGCCGGGTCCAAATGCTTGGTCCACGCCCTCGCCGGATATTTGAACCTTGTCCCGGACACTAGGGACTGCCGTTCCGGGCCGAGCACCTTCCACAGTCGCTCTTCAGTCATTGCTCCTCCTTGCCGGATGCCGGGTCGGCTCCTGCCCGCATGGCCACTCAGCCGCCACATGCCACGGCTTGGCTTCGCAGCGGCCACACACCCATTCGCCGAAGGGCCGCCACCAGTCGTGGGTCCGATAGTTGGTCCGCTTCTCCTCCTCCGTGCCGGGGAACGGGTCGGGAACACCGAGATCAAGCATCATGGGCCTCCCCGACAGCAGCACGGAGCAGATCGCGCAACGGGCCACGGCACAGCGCCCGCTGCTTCTCCCCGAACGAGGCCCACTCTCGCGGACCGTACCAACGGACGGCCATCCGTTCTACAGCCTCATCGAACCAGGCTCCCCCCACATCCAAATGCCCCATGAGGTCGGCGGCGAACTCGGCTGGAATGCCGCCCGGCGTCATGGCCGCCGCAATCATCGCCTTGGCAATCGTCCGTTCCACTAGTTCTCGCAGCCCCATCACTTCACCTCCGGCATGATGCCGATGACGGTTTCCGGCGCGGCCACCGCCCGCAGCACCGCCAGCGCGAACGCGTGCGCCAACTCCGAATCGGCGCCGAAATGGATCGTGACCTGACCGCCTTTGCCGTCGTACACGTTCAGCCACTGGTACAGGTTGCCCCGGTCTAGGAGCACCGTTTTCGGATTGTGCAGACCCGCAGTCATCATCGCTTATCCTCCTCGGCTGGTCTTACCCTGCAATCATCCGCCTGTCCAGGCCGGAAAGATAGAGTCTTTAGTCCCGGAAGGTTGGGACTTTGAAGAACCGGCGGTCTTGCTCAGCCGAGCAGGACGCGGTACTCGGCGGTTATGCCATTGTCCGGATGGACGAACAGCAAGCTCTGCGCCGGGGTGGTCGCGGCGGCGATAGTCTCACGGCTGAACGGATCGTAGGTCTGCAAGGTGCCGCACACCCGCAGGGTCATCGTCCCAATCTCGATGGATGAGGTGCGATGCCAGTGCCCGCAGTTGTGAACGATGATGCCATCAGCAACGAACGACTCGTCTTCCACCACCGTCAGGTTATATACGGAGACGGTCGGCCCCTTCTCCGCCTTCTTGACCCGAGAGGCGTTGGCTCCCTCCAAGACGAACGTGCCGGGATAGCGGGCGGGAGTCTCCATGAACTGTAGGCGCCAACGATCCCGTTGGGCCACGGGCCTGCCCATAATGGAGTGTTCCCTACCCGCCCTCTTTTCGAAGTGGAGGTTTACTCGCCAGCCGAGGGTCTGCGCGAGGATCTTCAAGCCGACAGCGAGAGGACGGCTTACCGTTGAGCAGGTCCACGCATACTGCTGGTCCCGGTGTCCGTCTGCGTCCAAGTAGCCTTCGATGAAACGCCTGCGCCACTCCCTGGGACATCCGAGTAGCCAGCCGGGTAGGGTCTTGCCGTGGGCGTATTTGCCAAACTGCCCCTCAAGCCAGGCCGCCAGGTCTTTCCCATTGATGCCGACCTGCGGGGAGGGTCCGGCCGTTACGGTATGGGGACCGAAGCCCATCTCGTCTAGCTTCTGTCCGAGGATCGGGGCCTGTTCCTGGGAGCAGGCGATGAAGACCCTGTTTTGTCCGCAGTAGCCATCCCCCACCCACCGACCGGCCAGATACATGAGATCTTCCGTCACATCGAAGCGCCGGCACCTCTTGTCTGTCCAGGATGGAGGAATCACGGGTACGGGGTCTGTCCGATTTGGCGACAGCCAGAATGTCCCGACCGCATCTTTCGCCTTGCGCCACTTCGGCTCTGCAAACCTTCCTGGGGTGCCGAGGCGTTTCCTCGTCAGGATGGGGTGCTCGGGCGTGCAGGTAAAAGAGGGATGTCCTTGCCCGATCAGGGTCACGGTCGCCGCGTCGCGGGTCTTCACATCTAGTACTGGACGCCAGCGGCCAAGATGCGTCAGAACCAGATCGCCGCACTTAACCTGCTCGATGGGAATTACGCCTTTCGCCGTCACAACCGTGGTTCCGGCGGGGAAGCACGCCAAATCGTCGAACGGGGGGATCTGCCCGGCCGTGCTCATGTCCCGCCAGGCCATCGCCTTCTTCCAAAACTGATACCAGGGGAGACCGCCGTAGCCGCCGCCGCGGAACAGGTCCCCGTGCGTCAAAAGGCAGCCGTAGGAACCGACTGTGTCGACGACGATGCGGCCGGTTTCGCCCGGCTGATCGGCGCGGGCGATCTGCCAGGTCACCCGCGGTTCCCTCGTCCTCTCTTGGGCGATCAGGTAGGCGATCCGGTCGGCGTTCGTGTCCGGCGAGTAGGGCATCGCCTTGCCGCCGATGCGTCCATGATTGCCGGGCAGGCACACCACATGCACCCGGTCGAAGCCGCCCGCCAGCCGCAGGGCAAGATCAGAGAGTAGGCGTCCGACACCGAAAGACTGCTCGACCAGGGAGGCGTCGATCTCGTGTTCCTGCCCGGAGAAGATCTGCTCCCCGCCGACCAGATCCCCTAAAACCCAGAGGCGCACCGCGCGGACAGGATGGTCGGCCCGCTGGATCTCCGCCAAAGACAGGATCTTGTCGGCGTACCGTCCCACCCGGGTCTCGCAGACCTCCCGGCTGTAGTCGGGGGTGACCGCCCCGTAATGCCAGTCCGAACACATGGCCACACAGGTCTCTTCGGTGCGGGTGCGGGGATCCCTGGTCGGTTTGGGGATGGCCGGTTTCTCCCATGAGGAGAAGGCGGCGCGGGCAGCCAGCATGATCGTCTCCTCCAGACGGATCCGCTGCTCCCGCTCCCGGGCCAGCGTTTTGGACAGTCGGCGCACCTCGGAGCGTAGATCCTGTTTGGTGGCTTCCTCCTCGGCGGCCTTCTGGGCGGCGAAGGCCGCTATATCATCGGAGGGCATTGCGTAATTCCTCGGCGGTGACCTCAACGCCGTGCAGGGCGAGCCATTCGGTGATTTGCGGCCAGGTCAGGCCAAGCTGGCGGCCTTTGTTCGCCTGCTCCCAAAGTCCCGCCGTTTTGAGCCGTTGGGCGGGTGAGGGCCGTGCGTGTTGGGCGGCCCAGTCGTCGATGGTCGGCGTGTCTCCGGTCACGTCGCCTCCTCTCTCCACGGGAAGCGTACTATACGCCGGCCCGTTCTGCCAGCATACCGACACGGTCCCGGCGCCAGCAGGCCCATCCGGCGACCCGGACAGCGGCCCAGCCGACCCAGCGTTTCCAGCCGGCCCAGCCGGTCACACCCTCAAGCTTCATCAGATTGCGGAACAGCCAGTCGACCTTCCGGCGGGTGAACGGTGCGGGGAGCCCGTCGACCCAGCCCGCATTCTGGTACAGATGATCGTGCGCCAGGGCACCTACCGCGCCCAAATCCTCGGTACCGACCAGCGAGCGGACCAGATGGGGGACCGACGCGAGGTCGGTGAGGAACAGGGCGGGGATCATGATCGTGTACCCGTCGGCGGGGACCGCGTAGTCGCATTCCAGCCGCCACAGGCCGGGTTCGATGGGGCACATGAGCGGCGGGTCCGGGAACTGGCGGAAACCGCATTCGCCTATGCTCATTGTTCCGCCAACTGCTTCTCCGCCCATTCCAGGCATCCGTCCACGCCGGCCCACGCCCCCGACCAGTGTTTCCAACCGTTCGGTGTGTGGTAGACGAGCCAGGCGGCGGCGGCGATGTTCGCTTCCGGGTCGAAGATCGACGCGCCAGGGAACCCTGCCGCAGTAGCACGCTCCGGCCAGTAGCGGGGGAGATGCTGGAACAAGCCTTTCGCTTTCCACTCGTCCGCGGTGGCTTCGGTCCATCCGGCGGGTTTGACCGTCCACTTCTTCCGGGAGATAGCGTTCGGATCACCGACGGATTCGCAGCGGATCAGCCCCAGCGCCTTCTTCACATCTTCTGGCTTGAAGTGCTTGGCGACGAGGGGACGCCACCGTTCGGTCGCCGCTCCCCAGCGGGACGCCTCAGCTTTTGGGAGGGCCGCCTCGACCGTGGTGAGCCGCCGTTCAAGCCGTCCGATCCTCTGCGCTGCGGCGGCCTGCGCCTCCTCTGCGGCCTTGAGCCGAGCCATGATCCTGAGCCGCCACGGCCTGCCCCCCGGTGCCGGTTCGTCCAGGATCGCCTTAGCCATCCGGGTCAACTTCGCAACGTCCAACGCGCCGGGGTCCCAGTGGTCGTTGCCGGGGACATGCTGATGCCCGCACAGGAACGGGACGCCGGGCCGGCCGTTGATGCCGTCCCGCCATTCCGCCCAGGACATGCGGTAGGGGGTGGTGAAGCCCCAGGAGCCGGATGCGGACCACTTGTTCGGCCAGTTGTCGAGGGCGGGCCGCAGTTCGGGCACCGCGGTTACCACGTCGGCGAGCCATCCGGCCGCGAGGCCGTACATGCCGTCGGACCATTTGGGCGGGGTGGCGGCCATGCTGACGATTTCGACCTGGACGCAGTGGGAGCCGCGATGGTTGGTTTCCGGGTCGCCGCTGCGGTGGAGCAGGGCGTAGGAGGTGAGGTTCAGGTCACAATGCTGATGCTTGACCTGTTCGCCCGGCTTCAACGTGACGGTCCCGGCCGGGGTCCAGTACGATTTGGCGGGGAGGGAGTGCGGGTCGCCCGCCAGGCCGAGCGTGAAATGCGGCGGGTAGGGGTAGTCGTAGAGGCGTAGCCCTTCGGTGGTGTGGATGACGATACGGCCGGGGCTTCCGCCGCCGCGTGGGGCCTCCCCGGTGCGTTTGGTGGAGACGACGATCTTCTCATAGCCGGGCAGCCACATCATCGCCCCCTCAGTTCATGCAGGATTTCCAGCAGGGCCCGCCTCACCGCTTCTTTGAACGGGGGACGATGTACCGGGCACTCCCGGGTCGAATAGTAGAAGTGTCCGCATTCCGCACAGTAGTAGCCCCAGTTCATCAGAGTAGCACCCGGAGGGCTTCGCCGGCGGCGGTGATGAACACGACCAGGCCACTGATCCACGCTTTCTGCTGCCGCGACCAGGAGACTTTCACGCCGCCGTTGGATAGCAGGGCTTCGATGCGTTGCAGCCGGTGAATGCCGCCGTCGGGGTTGCGGCCCCCGCCCGCAAACTCGGTTTTCCGGGTTCCGAGCCAGCCGTCCGCGAGTTCACTAATGCACAGGCTGTTGCGTTCGGAGGTGCGTTCCAGCAGGCAGAGCCGCTCGCTCGTGGTCGTCTCCAAGTGGATGACCCTTTCCGTAAGTGTTGGTGTCATGTTGCCGCCCGGTAGATGAGTTGGCCGCGTATCCGGTCACCGTAGCCCCATGCCGCCGGCGACGCGTGGGTGACCACACCGTCCGCCGTCTTCGCATTCCACAGCAGCTTCACCGTGGCCGCGGCGGTGGAGGAGGAGTAGTGGATGATGGTCCAGGCGTCGTAGGCGGAGATGTCGTGGAGGATGCCGGAGCCGCAGCGTAGATTGTTGTTCATGTTGCCGTTGACTGGTAGGGATACCGTGTAGTCGCCGGAGCCGGCGGTGGAGCCGAGCAGGAACGTGTAGGCGCAGAAGACCAGGTTGCCGACCCGCAGGTAGTGGCCGGCGTAGCCGGCGGGGACCGGGTTAGTCACAGACGCGGTGAGGGCGGGCGAGTATGCGGCCCAGCCGGTGTGATCCCCGGCCGCGTTCAGATTGTCGCGGATCTGGGCGTTGAACAGGGCCGCGTCGGGAACCTGCCCGGTGGTGAAGGTCGTAGGGTTAGCCCAGGCCATTAGCGGATCTCGTAGTGCAGGTCGAGGTGGATCTGGTCGGAGGAGGCGAAGGCGAACGGTGCGGCGCCGGTGACCCAGGTTTCGGTGGAGCCGGTCGAAGTGTATTTCAGTTTGCACACCGCGGAGGAATGCTGGACGGCGATCACATGATGTGTGTCGGCGGCGGACGCGTCGTAGATGGCGCCGCCGCCCAGGACGTGCTGTCTTGCAGCGTCGGAGGAGGACATGGCGAGCGGGAGGGAAACAGTGTAGATGCCGGTCCCTGCCGCGGTGCCGGAGGTTCCGAAGCGGATCTGGCAGGAGGCGTGGACCAGGCCGTTCGTCGTCGTACCCACCCGGATCCACGAACCCGATTGGATCGGGCTGGCTCCCAGGTTGGGGGCGGTTGTACCCGACGTGATGGCCAGCGCGGGCGCCCAGGTGGAGAATGCCAGATGGTCGCCGACACAGTTCAGGTTGTCCCGCAGATACAAGTTCATCGCCGCGGCGGTGACTAGTTCGGCGGTCTTCCACGTGGTTTTCGGGACGGTCCAGCTCATGTGTTGGTCCGGTAGGTGAGGATGCCGGAGAAGCGGCAGCCGGCAATAGAAAAGTCGGCGCCGGTAGAGATCCCGGGAAGCGGCCAGCTCTTCGTCGCGTACGGCGGCTGGAGGGAGGTTCCGGCCCTGGTCCCCCAGAAGCGCACGGCTGTTTTGCTTTGCAGGACGGGGGTGAGCAGATGGATGTTGTCGGGAGCGGCGGCGTAGGCGTAGGCCCAGCCGGCGGCGACCGTGTCCGAAGCGGTCGAGGCGGCCCAGGGGAGCGGGGCGATGACCGGCAGGACAGAGGAGCCGAGGACCATCCATTGGGCGCCGTTGGCGGTGGTGCCGAACTGGAAGTCGAAGGTGCAGATGGCGAGCCGGCCGACTCTCAGTTTGCGGCCCCGCTTCGCACCGTCCGAACCGACTTCAGCGCCGAAGGCGGTCGAAGTGTGGTAGAGTTCCGGGTTCCAGGTTGACCAGCCGGTATGATCCCCCGCCGCAGCCATCGAATTGTTCCAGTCGACGAACTGCTGTTTGGTCACCAGCTGCCCGGTACTCCACGTGGTAGGGGTCACCCAGGTAGGCATGTCACCATCCCAGGTAGGCGGTCTGACCCAGAATGCCCAGATCCGTGTCGCCTAGAAGCCAGTAGGTTCCCGCCAGCGACGCCGGGGAGAGGGAGTAGGTGAATTCGCAGGGCTGCCCAACCTTGAAAGAAACCTGGCAGGCGTCAACCATCATGTCCTCGTCCACCCCGCCCCGCCTTACCGTCACCCAGCGGAGCGGCCCGTAGGCGTCCACCGCTAAATCTACCGCCCGGTCATAATCCATCCCTTTCCGGAGCAGGGAAGTGATCGTGCCGGACAGGGCGGGTGAGGCGGTGGTGTGGACGCCGGCCAGGGCACGATCATCGGCCTCGCCGGTCGTCTTCAACAGCAGACCGGTCTGCTGGTACACTCTTAAACCGTACTGGTCCTGGCTGTCGGTGGAGTCGGAGCGGGCGGTTTTGGTGGAGGCGGTGATGCCGATCTTCCACCGGTTCCGTATCCGCTCCTCATCCTCACACAGCGCCACATCCTGGTAGGGCACACACGATGTGGTCTCCCCGAACAGGGCTTGGACCGTGTTGTTCTCCTGCGGGTAGAGCCGGTCCCGGAAGATCAGCCTCGGCGTGTGCGCCGTCGAATGCGGCATCGAGTAGAAGTAGCCGCCGTCGGAGACCATCACCGTATTAATCAGCGTGAGCGCGGCGGTGTCCTTGTTGCCGGTCGAAGACGACAGACTGGAGACGCCGCCCGGGTCGATGGTGCGCCACAGGGCGCCGGTGGACCAGCCGAACCCGTCCAGGATGTCGTTGATCTGCCCGCCCGGCGACGTGGACGGCAAATCAAACACCCCCGTCGAGCCGCCGCCCAACTGGTAGTTGGCGGGGATTTTCATGCCGTCCGTCGCCTGGATCTGGCAGACCGTGTCCGAACCCACCCCCGGGTATTCGACGATCCACCGTTCGATGAACCCGGAGAACAGGCATTGCACGGTCGTGTCCGACCCGTCGGTGAAGGTGACGCCGGCTTTGACCGGCGTCCACGGTTTCACGTTCGGCGAGTAGGGTGAGGACGTGTTCAGCGGGGTGAACCGGGAGTCCCGGTTGTCCAGGACGGCGGTGAGGGTGCCGGCCCGGTAGGCGTCGTATTCGCCGGAGCGTCCCCAGGAGACGGTGAATTCCCGCAGATAGGGGGTCAGGTCGGTCCATGTTTGGGATGCGGTCTGCCAGGTGTCCCCGAAGGCGGCGTGGCAGGTGCCCCACACTTTGGTGACGGTGCTCATGAGAGGATCTCCGACGCGCCGCCCCGGCGGACCGCACGGACTAGTTCCGCCTCGACGACTTTGGCGAGTTCTTTGTCGGAGCGGATCGAGCCTTCGACGGTGACGTACACGTTGATGACGTTGCCGACCCCGGAGGCCCGGGGCGCGGCCGCCAAAGCTTCGACTCTCCGTGTCAGGTCAGGCAGCGCCCAGCCCATCCGCTCGAATACGGCCGCCTGCATTGCGGTCAGATTGCCCCAACCGCTAACCGCCTCGACCTTTCCGGCCGTCCCTTCATACACCGTATCGGTGTAGCCGCCCCAGGTAGCCGGGTCTCTCGGGTTCAACGCTTCGACCTTGCCGCCGCCTTGCAACTTCGGGATCTTGTCCAGCGGGGTGACCATCGCCCCCCTGCCGGAAACAGTGAGCAGTTCCGGGCCGGCTTCGCCGACGATCGCTGCCCCGCCCGGAAACACCGGCCCCCCCGAAGCCCGCTCCTGCATGCCGCCGCCGGTGACCATCTGCGTAGCCCAGTTCAGCGCCTGCCCGCCATATCCGGCGGCAGAGGCCGCGGCGGCAGCCACCTGCGCGTGGACGGTGAACCACTTGTCGTCGATGGTGGTCCCGTTCAGGATACGGATGTTCGCGACAATCTGGGCGATCTCGTCTGCCGTCAGGCCGGCCTGCTCCAACACGTTGCTTAGCTGGGCGACCGCCGTGTCCATGTTCAGCGCCCCGGAAGCCGCATTCAAATCCAGCTGCGCCCCATACAGCCGTTCGGTAGCATCGGCCGCCGCCTGGAGATCCCCGGTGGCCATCGCGTCAGCCAAATCCGTTTGCGCCTGCCGCAACTGGCCGGTCGCGTCCACCACGGCGAACAGCGGGTCGATCGCCGCCCGCCGCAGATCCGCGATCCGCTCCTCCGACGAGATGAGCCGTTCCAGGGCCCGGTGCTGACCCTGGATCTCGTCGGTCAGCGCCGCCTCATCGTCGGCGGCCTGCTGGGCGGCGTCGGCCGCGTCGTCCAGGGCCGCCATCCAGTCCGGGAACAGGTCCCGCACCGCCGTGTCGATCGCCTCGCCGACCGTGTCCAAAGCGTCGGGTAGCTCGTCCCGCATCCGGCGGATAAGCGGATCGATGTCGCGGGCGGAGAAGCCGAGTTCGACCAGCCGGTCCCGCATCGCCTCGACCGCTTCCCCGCCTTCCACGATCGCCGGCGCCAACTCTTCGAGCGCGTCCCGCCAGTCGTCCATGATGGTGCGCTGACCGACCCCGAACAGGGCCAGGCCGGCGACCGCGCCGACCAGGCCGAGGGCGGCCATCCTCGCGGCGGACAATTCCAGTTTCAGCATTTTCGCTGCGGCGGCCGCCCCGCCGACGACGACGACCGCCGTCCCCAGGCCGGTGGTCAGGGCGGGGACTTTCGCCGCGAAATCCATGATACCCTTGAAGGCGGGGATCAGCCCACCGACGATCGGGACCAGCGCGTTACCGACCGACACCTTCAGCTCTTCGAACCCGGCCCGCATCTGCCGCAACTGGTTCGCTGACGAGTTCTGCGTCCGGTCCAGGTCGCCGACCGCCTTGGACGCCTTAGTGTAGGCGAGTTCGACCGTGGCTAAAGCCTTGTCCATCCGGGTCAGTTCGGCAACCGAATCCTTCCCGGTCATTTCGAACGCTTTTTGCTGCACCTCCGCTTCCGACAGGGCAAGCCCGTAGGTTTTCAACGCTTCCCGCTCACCGTTGATCGCCGACTGCAAGGCGAGCATGACCGCCTGCGCGCCGCCCTGCGCGTTGGAGAACGAAGCCACGTCGCCGGCCAGGGTGACCATCCGTTCCGCCAGGGCGGCAGACTCCGCCTCGGTCGCCCCCAAACCCTGGACGACGGAACCGGTCACAGCCATCATCTGCTGCAACTGGTAGTTCGCCATGCCGGCCTTGTTGGCGAACTCCTCCACGAACCTTCCGGCCGTGTCGGCGGCCGGGCCGAACGAGGTGGCGAACGCGGAGGCGGCCTCCTCCGCGTCCACCGCCGCGGAAAGGGCCGCCCGGCCGAAGGCGACCATGGCGACGCCGGCGACGACGGCCATCGTGTTCGCCTGCCGGGTCATCTGGTCATGCAGCCGGGACGACGCTGTCTCCAGTTTCTTGGTGGCGGCGGCGGCCCGGTCCATGCCCGCCGTGAAGTCCTGGTCCCTGACTTTGAGGGTCGCGACGACCTCACCGATGTTCATCGGTGCTTACCTTCCGGCGGTTTCAGATGTTCGGCCCACAGCATCAGCTCCCACCCTGACATTTCACGCCGCAACCGGCCGACGGTCATCCCCAGCCGTTCGGCGACCGTGAACATCAGCCGGAGGAGCCCCCCGCTTTTAGGTCCGCCCCCTCATCGGGGACCAGACCGGCCAAACGTTGCGCGACACGGACGAGCTGCATGACCGGCCCGGCCGCCTTACGGATCAGGCTGTCACGGTCGGCCTGTTCGAACAGCGGCTTCCCCGACTCCGGGTCTTTCAGGCAGAGGATGAGCAGCTCCGCGTTCTGCAATTTGGCGGGCTGATCCGCATACTTGCGGACGAAATCGCTGAGTTCCCCCGCCGACAATCCTTTGACGAGTACTGTCCCCTCACCCCACGCTCTCGGCAGAGGATGCGTCTCCTGCGGGATATCATCTGATGCGAGGATGCGTTCACGTAGTGTCATGGCCAATGCTCCTTGGTCTAAGTCGAAGTCGTCCAATATGTCTTGCCGTCCACCTTCAACGTCACGTTCTCCGTGATCGGCCCGTCCAGGCCCGTCTGCCAGGCGTCCCCCTGGATGCGGGCGTAGCATTCGAACTTGGACGCTTCGGTCCCGTTCGGCAGCAACTCCACATACAGCGGACTCTGCAACGACTGCCGGTCAATGAACGGCGGCGCCGAAGTCTCCGACGACGCGTACAGCCGTCCCAGCTGGATGGTGCCTTCGTTCAGCCCGGCCGCGAACTGCCGCCAGATCCGGCCGCCGGTGGAGGAGGAGAACACGGTCACATCGGCCATGTCCTGCGACACATCCAGCGACCATGAGCGGGTCATGCCCAGGAAGGAGGTCGGGTACCAGGCGTAGTCGATCTTGTAAGCGACCGCGGTGGAGTGGGCGGTGGCGAACGTGACGATCCCCCGCACATGATCGACCACGTAGGAGCCGATCTCCGTGTTGGTGGTCGCCCCGTACACGCGGGGCAGCGTCGAGCCGGGCGGCCAGTGCCGCTGTGTCGAGTCGGCGATGGTCAGCGTCTTGTAGTCGGCGGATGAGAGGGTGCCCGCCGCGTCGGTTGAGGTGGTGGCAATCGACGCGGTGATGTTCACCCGGCCCATCCGGCCGTGCTGGGCGGCCATTAGCCGGTCGTCGAGTAGGACAGGACGCCGTTGCCCTGGAACGTGTAGCCGACCGGCACCGGCGCGTCCAGGCTGGCGCCGAACTGGCCGGACTTCCAGTAGATGCCGCCGGAGAAGTGCCCGCCGCCCGAGTCGTCGAAGGCGAGTTTGATCGAACCGGTGGCCGGGGTGAGCAGGCTGGTCAGGATGACCGCCTGCCCGGACGAGTCGGCGATCTCATCCCAGAAGCCGGAGACCGAACCGTCCCACGAGTTCAACCCCGACACGAAGGTCCGCCACACCGGCCCGCCGTCCGTGGTGAACGCGGTCACATCCCCCTGATCCGAGTTGACGTTCAGGGACCAGGAGGTGATCCGGTACACGCCTTTCCGTGCGGCGGCCGCCCCGTAGGACACCCATCCGCTCTTACCGTGAATCGCAGCCATGCAACCCCCCTAGGTTGTTTCCAGCAGAACCACTGTCGGTTCTGACATCCACCCGTCCCACCGTAGAAGCCGCAGATGATGGCATCTGGGGCATTTGATTTCGATGACACCCTCCCCTATCCGCATGAGCAGCTGCCCGCACACCCCGCTTCCGCCGGGCCTGCGGAACGGTCCCAGGCATCTGAGGTCACGCCACACGGCCCGCCCCCAGATTGTGGGCGACGACCATCGCCACCCACTGGGTGCCGACCCGCATCGCCTCCTCATGGGTGAACCCGGCCTTCTCCAACTGCTCTACCGCCGACGCCAGGGTTTCCGCCCACACCCGCATCGCCGCATCCACCTGATCCTTCTGGGCGACATGCCGGGCTTCCGGATCGTATGTCATGAGGATCTCACCTTGGACACGTCGAAGTTGACGGACAGCAGGAACCGGCCGTTCTGGTCCTGGCCCAGCGAGTATGGGGATCCGACCGCCGAAATAGTCAGGTAGCGGGTTCCCGACGACGTGTGCGGCAGCGTCTTGTTCCTCACCGAATCCAAAATCCGGAAGACCCGGTAGGCGTGGCCCCTCGCCACCGTGTAGGAGGTGGAACGGGCGATGACTTGCAGGCCGGGCCGTTCGAACGCCGGTGCGGAGGATCCGGTGGTGAACGTCCACTGCGGCGCCCAGCCGGGCGTCTCATACAGCCCTACGACCGTGTCCGGCACTTTCGAATGGTCGAGCATGCGAGCTTTCACCATGTTCCCTGAACCGCCGGTCCCGGACAGCAGGGTGAGCGCCGAGGTGGAATCGTCCAGGTAGTGGGCGATGTCATCGAGCAGCGCCACGTTCCAGGGCCTCTCTGATCGGCCTCGCCAGGAAATGCTCTATCCCGGTGGGGGTGCCCATCAGTTTCAGGGGTGCTTCCAGGTATTTGGCCTGCCCGTGGGGATGCCTATGCCAGGTGATCTCATGCACATACACGGCGTAGGGTGCCGACGCGCCCCCGTAGGAGAGTTCCACTGTGATCTCATCGCCGCGCGTTTTGGCCTGTCCGGCCTGCCCAGACGCGCGCAGGGCGCCGGTCTTGTACGGCACATAGTGCTCTTTCGACATTTTCATGATGCGGTCGCCGAAGTCGTACAGGCCGGACGCGGCCGCCTGACGGACCTGCCTCGGCTTGGCTTTCAGCCGGTCCACCAGCTCCTTCACACCTTTCAACTCAACGTCGGCCATCAGAAGAACACTTTCTGATGATGATGCCCGCCTTCGTCCCGGTAATCCTCCACCGCCAGAAGCTGCGGTGAGGTGCCGTCCGGCAAAGTGATCTTGTCCCACGGGCCGAACGTGGTCGTGGACTTCACCCACACGACCGTCCGGGCGACCTGTTCGACACCTTCGAAAGTGGTGATCAGATGCTGCTTCTCAACGACCCGGCACCTGTACGATTTCGCCGCCGTCGAATACGATGCGGTCCCGTACCCGTCGGTCGAAACACCCTTCAACGCGTACACGCTCAGGGTGTCGGGCATGAGGTCGAGGAGGGCGTCGTCGAAGGACATCAGTACGTGGATCCCGCATAGTCGAACTGGCCGACCCTGAATGCCGGTGTGGAACGGGCCGTGTCAGCGTTCTCGGTGTCCTTGTCGGCGGAGAAGATGCCGCCCGCGAATGGCACCGCCCCCCGGGAACCGCGGGAGCGCCAGCGTGCCGCCAGATTCTCATAATGCTGGGCGGAGCCGCCGTAATCGATGCGCAGCTCACCGACCGACTTGGAAGCGCCCGACGCGGTGATCCTCGCGGCGAGGGTGTCTGCGGCTTCGGCGGCCGCATACCAGACGTTGGCGGAGTTGTCGACGAACCATTGCAGATCCTCGTCGGAGAACTTCGCTGTGCCGGAGGAGGTGTCGTGCAGGAGCATGCGGAGCAGGTCAACGTTCGACCCGGCCGGATTGTTGGAATACGAGTAGCTCACGTTGACACCCTTCGTGGCCTGACCGAGAACCAGCCTTCGACAGAGGCGACCACGGTGCCGGTGCCGGACCAGCGGACTTCGTAACGGCCGAAACCGGTGGTCGTAATGTCCAGGTAGTAGACGCCTGTCGAGGAGCGGACGATCGACCCGGTGGACACGGCGTAGATGTGGGAGGTGACCCCGCCGGACGGGGCCTCCACATGGCATTTGACGGCGGTCGGATCCGCTACCGCGGACGACGCGTTTTTGAAGGTGACGGTTTCCCGTATCTGATCGCCGATGTCATAGGTCGTGGCCATAGAACCTTCAGTTTCCGGGAGTCAGGACGAGAGTGGCCTGCCCGGCCTCTAACCCGGTATTGTCCGCCGATGCGGTAAGCGTTTCGGTCAGGGCCGCCCGGGCGGCCAGGCTGTCGGCTAGTACGGCGGTCGCCGCTGTTTCGGCGAGGGCGGCGGTGCTGGCCAGTCGGCTGCTGCGGGTGGCGGTGTAGGGTCCGGGGAGGAGCAAGTTCAGGTGGCCGACCGCGGCGGATATGGTCAGGGCGGCGGCGCGGAGCCGGTGGGTCAGAGCGAGGGTTCCGGCTGTGGTCGAGGAGGTGAGGGCGGCGCCGGTCATGTCGGTTACCGCCCCGGTGTCTATCGCGGCTGCTGCGACGCTCGCTGAGAGGGCGGCCCCGGTCAAAGGGTGGCCGAGTTTCAGATCTGCGGCGACGGTTGACGCCGATACGGCGGCGGCGGCGAGTCGGTGGACCGGTGTCGCATCCAGGGCTCCCGAGACGGTGGACGCTGCCGCCGCGGCCCCGGCCAGATGGTGGGTGAGGCTGAGCCCGGCGCCCGCGACACTGGCAGTGACGGCCGACCCGGTGATCCGGCGGGCGAGTTTCAGCCCGGCCGCAGCGGTTGAGGCGGTCAGGGCCGCGCCGCTGAGGGGGATCGTCACGGTCAGTCTGGCGGTGCTGCTGCTGGCGGCGGTGGCGGCCCCATTTAGTTTGTGGGTTAGCCGCAGATCCCCGGCCGTGGCCGAAGCCGTAGTGGTAACACCAGCGAGGTTGCGGACAGTGTCAAGGCTGGCGCTAGTCGTGGATGCGGCGGCGGCCGCCCCGGCGGCCGTGTGGCCGACTTTGAGTGCGGCGGCTGTGACGCTGGCCGAGACGACGGCCCCGGTGGGCCGCTTGTAATCGTCCAGGACGGCCCCGGTGGTGCTGGCCGCTGTGGCGGCACCGGTTAGGCTGTGGATGATTGTGAGGGCCGCTAGGGTGGCTGTCGCGGATTCGGCGGCCCCGCCGAGCGGGATGGTCTGTTCGGCGGTCAGCCCGGCCGTGGCGACGGATGCTGATTCGGCGGCGCCGGTTAGGCTGCGGGCGAGTTTCAGCCCGGCCGCGGCGGCCGAGGCTGAAGTAGCGGCGCCGGTCAGGGGATGGCCGACCCGTAGGGCTGCCGTAGTAGTTGATGCGGATACGGCGGCCCCGGCAGGCCGGTGGGTGATCTTCAGGGTGCCACTAGTGGTGGAGGCGGCCGACGCTGCCGCGTAAAGGTCGGATCGTATGACCGCGCCGGTCAGGGTCCACGTGTTGCCCTGCAAGTCGTCGTTGACGGTCTCCCCCGGATCCCAAGGGGAGGAGTCGAACTTCGGATTGGCGACCAGCACACCGCCGTCGTAGATGGCAGCCTCATAGATGCGGCCCGCCCACGAGTAGTAACCCGACCCGTCATTGCCAACTGTGAGTGGCTCTCCCGAGTCGATGATGCTGGTCGGTGCTGCGCCGAGGGCCGCGTCGCCCAATCGGGTCCAGTCTGTGCCGTTGGCCGAGTAGTAGAAGCCGACTTCCCACACGGTGCCGTTGTCCAGGTCCAACTCGGCCTTCACCCAGATGTCGGATACGCCGTCGGTGAGGGAGGCGGCGGTCTGCAACACCGCGGTCGATGCGGCCGTGCCGCCGTCGGCCCCGTCGTCCCAGGCCAGAAACAGGCTGCCGTCTTCGAGGAAGAGCAGATACCACGCGTAGGCCAGCGCCCCGGACTGGGCGGCGACGATCGGATAGTTGGCGGGGGTCCAGTCGTCTGCCCGCAGTCGGGCGACGATCTTCAGATCCCCGGCGATAGCCGCGGTCAGGTCCGATGTGGCAACGTCGGCGGACCCGTCGAAGTAAGCCCAACGGGCCATCAGAACCCGCCTACAGCAAAGCCGACGGTTTCAGTCTGGCCAGACATGGCCCCGGGTCTATGTCAGGGTGACTGAGAAACCGGTCGAAACGATGACCGTATCACCCGAATTGATCACCTTCGCCCCGCCCGTCACCGTCGACCAGACCAGAATGTTGCCCGACGACGTGCCCGACGTGCCGATGCAGATGAACCCGATAGTCCCCCAGTCCGCACCGGCGGCGGTGGTCATTGTCGCCGCCACCTTCAGCAGCTTCACCCCGCCCGTACAGTTCGCCCAATATGCGGACGTGTTCGGAATCGCCACCCGCGCATACGTGGACCCCGGACATTCGCCGGTGTCGCCGCCGGTGATCGCATCCGTCACCCCACCCGTCGACTCCCACAGCGACACATACCAGTTCGCGATCCCCGTCGACAGTTCCGACGAGCCGCCCAACGCCGCATCCAAGACGGCGTTCTCACCCCAGTTAGAAAAAGACCCGGCCATCCCTTACCCCCTAACGTGCGGACAGGACAAACACGAACGATGTGGACGCGGTAGTCGCCGAAGCCGCCGTCGTCTCCACCCGCAGCCGATCAAACACCACCTGATAGGTCGAAGTCACCCTCACCGCCGCCGCCGCAGCCACCGTAGACGCCGCCGGCTTCATGTCGAACCAGGAGCCATCCGTCGTATTACACGCCTGCAACATGAAGTACACGGCGCCGGTCGAACCGTTCGTGAACTCAGCCTGACCGACCGCCCGGCCCGGCGCGAAATAGGCGGCCCCATACGACGAGCCGCCCGCCGTCGCCCCCGGCGTAATCGTCACCTTCTGCGCATCAGACCATGCTTTCCTGTCACCCATACGAACCTCTCACTGGTGTGTCACCTGAACCTGCTGCGCCGGCAGAATCTCCGGCGGCGGCGACAGGTTCGTCTGCTCGTAAACTGTCTCCTGCAACGCACCGTCCAACTGGTTGATCTGCGCTACCAGCGCAATCTCCTGCTGGTGCATCTGCTCCGCCTGCAACACCTTCTGCTGCTTCAACTGCTCCAACGCCTGCCGGATACCGTCCTTGCGCCGGTTCAGCTCCTGCATTCTGGATAGGCGCTTACCCATGATCGCGTCCCCGTCCTCCAGGCCGTACATGAACGACGCTTTCAGCAGATCCGACCCTTCCGGCAGGAAGATTCTGATGCCATGCCCTATCGCGATCCCCAAAAACAGTTCGCATGAGGGTCTTTGCGCCCGGTATTCGCTGTGGGTGACGAACACGCCGTCCTGCGCCATGTCCACCCCGTACAGGTGCATCTCTTTGAAACCCATGACGATCGCGAGGGCCATCATGTAGGAGATCGAGTTGGTGAAGTAGCGGGGGAACTCCTGCAAGATCCCGTCCACCGGGTACGGGACACCCTGCGGAATGTCATACACGCCCATGTCCTGCGGACGCAGGTAGATGGGGCCTTTGAACTGGCGCATCCATTCCCGGTGCTGCGGGTCGTTCTCGTAGAATTTGCGGACATCGTGGATTTCGAACCAGCGGTCGAACCGGCCTGGCTGCACGGTCCATAGCCGGTTCAATCCCCAAATTTCGAATGACGGGTCGTCGAATGGTGCCTGGGCCCGGTGGCCTTCGGCGAAGCCGACGATCGCCACCTTATCCCGGGTACGCGTCGGGAACGGTGACACCAGAACGGGTGCCTCGTCGACGATGACCGGCTTCTTTGGTTTGATGGGCGTGCCGCTGCCCGCGGTCTTAGAAACCATCATGCTCCTTTACGCTGTCGCCCCAGCGAACGACTCCGCCGTACTCAACTTGCCGGGCAGGGTCACAGCCCACTGCGTGGTAGACAGGCCACGCAGACGAACCCCGAACCCGACACCCAGATCATTGATAGTGGTAGTGAACGCGAACGAGTTCTTCGTCGATCCGAAAAACACGTGGGTCGAAGTCGCCGTCCTAATCGACACTACCTTCGTCGACGCGGACGTGCCAGTAACGTAGATCTCCTTCAACACCCCGGCCTTAATCGGCGACGACAGCTTGAATACCAGGTCGTTGGCCGTGGATCCGGCGGTCGTTCCCGACGTTCCGGTGACAGTGATCGCCGTCACCCCGTAGCCGAGGATCGCCTGATATCCGGCCTTCGAACTGCCGCCCGTGTCGGTCAGGGCCGCATAGTCGTTCAGGGTCTGCACCTTGTCCGCGACGTAGCCGCCGGTGCCCATGATGATCCCCGCCGCCTGCGCGGACACCGAGCCCAGGGAGGCGGCCCCGGCCGAAAAGACGGGTGCCGCCGCGAACGTCGCCACCCCGGTTTGTGTGAGGGTGCCGGTGATTGTCGCGTTGCCGGTCAAAGTCGAATTGCCGGTGACCTCCAAGCCGCCGTCGATGAGGAGGTCACGCTTCAGTTTACGTGGAAAGACTGCCATCTATACCAGGCTCCTTCTCCTGAACCTTCCGCCTTTTCGGCCTGGGCGCCGGCCCTTCCGCCAGAGACGCTTCCCCTAGAGGGGCCGACGCGCTGATTTCCTGTGCCCAATGCAGACGGCGCAGAGCACCCACCTTATCATCCGGGACCGTGATCCGGTCCCCCCTTTTAGCCCCGCCGAACGGGTACAGAACCTCAACCAGAGCCATCGAACCCTCCCAGGGTTTCTAGGTGATGCAGGTGTACAGGTAGTAGCCTAGTTCGGAGGCGACGATCTTATGCACGAACGCCGACTCCACCGTCAGTTCCGGCATCGCGTCCTCGCGGGGAATGAACTCCCGCTGCACCCGCATGCCCTCCTGGGAGCCTTCAAGGCCGGACCAGACGAACGTTGCCCCCGCGGTTGCCACACCCGGGGACGGGTTCGGATCCACATACAGCAGCAGGGCACTGTCGCCCAGAATGCTGGAATAGGATGCGGTGGCACCCTCGGTCGCCGTGTTGTATCCGGCGGTCGCGATCGCCACCTCGTTCAGGCCGAGCAGGTTCGAGATGAATCCCGGCGTCGCAATACGCGGCGCATTGTCCGGCAGCCGTTCGATGATGTCCGAATGGTTCAGCAGACCACTGTACCAGGTTTCGGCGCCGAGGATCAGCTTGTTCGGAATCCGCCCAGTGTTGTACTGGATGGTCCTAATGCCGGTCGCCAGGTCCTTCAGCGGGTAGGCGGCGGCGTTCTCCCACGTCACCGACGGGGCACCGTTCGTCCCCCAGCTTGACGCGAAAGCGACCGTCGCGAACTCGATCTCCTCCCGGATATGCATGTCCTGCACCAGGCCCTTCAGCTTGGATTCCTCCAAGTTGAGGCCCGGATCAGCGTTCTTCGCGTCCTGCTCCGAAATAGACGCGGCGATCGCCCACACGTCGCAGAAATACTGCGCTTTCGTCGCCGAGAACGTGCGCTGCACGGCCCGCGTCCCGGCGGCACGTTTCTTCGCCTCGGCCCTAAGCAGGTCTGCCCGGGACCACACGAAGTACTTGTCGGACTGCTTGCCGACCGGCACCGCCGGGAAGGCCCGGCGGGCCACATAGGCGTTCGGTTCCATGAAATGCGCCACCGCGAAGTCGGTCAGCGCACTGTCCACGTGGACGGTGAAAGGCTCAGCCATTCAAACCCCTTCTCTCTTAGCGGTTTACGTGTCGGCCGTTGAGGAGATCGCGGCCAGCGGGATACCACGGAACGGCACCGGCGCCCACAGCACGGAACCCACGTTCCGGCCCGCCCCGGTGGTCAGGGCGACCAGCCGGCCGATAATGAAGTTCGCCGTGGTCGGCGTAGTCCCGAAGCCGGCGCTCGACGCGCACACGAACTGGCCGGGCACATTCGTCGAATCCGACGAGAACTTCAGTTTGAGGATGCCGCCGACGCCGATCTGCACCGCCTCAACCTGCGTGGAGGTCGTCTTGCCGCCGCCGCCGTAGTACACGCCGATCGGCGCCTGCTTCGGCCCGGTCGTGAAACCGGCCCCCGACGCCGGCACCAGCACGTAACCATCGCTGGACAGATAGGCCAGCTTGTACAGGTAGGCGGTCGTCAGCGTCGTCTCGCTGATGAACGAAGCGAACTGCGGGATCTCAGAGACTGCCATCTAGCTTTCCTCTCGTAGCGCCGCCAGGGCGTCTGGGTTCAACTTCCAGTACAGGTCACGGGCCTTGTACGCCGGAACGTCAGGATGGTCTGCCACATACTTGGTGACCCATGTTTTCTTCCGTTCGTCCGGATCCGTCTCCGGCGTGCCCGGCGTACCCAGCTCGCCGGTCAGGGCGACCCGTTCCCGGGCGACGGTCAGGCGCTTCTCCAAGCCGGCGTAAGCGTCCGGTGCCCCGGCCTCCAAGGTTTCCAGGATGGGAGCGGTCTCGTCGGCCGGACCCAACAGCACCTCCAGGGTTTTCGCCCGCGCCCCGAAGTCGGCCCGGCGGGCCTTCCCCACCTCATCCGCTAGGGCGGCGATCGCAGCGTCCCTCTCCTCGCGGGCCTTCACGATTTCCGCTTCGGCATCGGCGATACGCTTCTCAAACCCGACCTCCGGCGGCTCGACCTGCTCGGTAGGCTCGGCGACGGGTTCCTCTACGTCCACAACAGGCTCGTCCACACGATCCCCTTTCGCTTTATACATGACGATCGCGGCGGGCGGATTGTCCCCCTCCGGCACCGCCCCGATCGAAGTCAACCGTTTCAGCCACAGCCTCGGCATCATTCATCCTCCGGTTCGCCGGGCAAAGCCTCCCGCCAGCCGTCCCCCACTATCGACAGGGAGCGGATCGTCCCGTTCTTGATCCCCTCCCATAGTCGGCGGCCGGCGGGAGAGGTACGCGCCTTGAAAGACGCGTACACGCCCTGGGGGAGGCTCCCCGCGGGGAGGCCCAGGGCAGAAGCCTTCTCATCGTCCGCGATGAACAGTTCGACAAGGTCGGAGGCGCCGAACTCCTCGTGGTCCAGATCGCCGGAACGGGAATCCAGCGCGTAGTCGACGAAGGCGTCCTCCAGAGCCCGCCACGCTTCGGGTGTGTCCACAACGTCCCCGGAATGATCCACAACCTGGGAGCCGTCGCGGGCGTGCGCAATATAGGCCCATCCGCCGAACAGGCGTTTCTCCAGGTCGATCTTGGCGATGGGGACGATCAAAGCATCGTCCATGCGGCCAGGATTGCCGCATGCGATAATCGGCCACCGGTGTTTCTCGCATCCGGCGGCCGAAACGGCTACACTCGGCGCTACTCAAGGAGCAGACGCAATGGGCGGACATCGTGTGACGGGGATAGGCGGAAAGCCTACGACCGTTACAGAATGTCCACTCAGAGAGGAACAGACGCAATGAACGACACGTTTCCGCCGTTTCCGTCACGCCCAATCGCGGCGGACGCGAAGCCGGTCTACTTCCAGCGATGCCCGCACGCATCGAAGGAGTACCCGGATGGCTCCTGGTGGTGTGAATGCCACGGTGCGGGCGGGATAGAAGAGGACGGCGCCGTTTACGGCCTGGTCGTGGCTGAGGGGACCATCATCGAAATCGGCGACGAAGCGGCAGAACGAATGGCGCGTTGGCGATGGGATAAGGCCCGGAGTGTCTGCGAGGAAGCCAACTACTACGACATCCCGCCTCGATGGAGCAATGTTGATAGGGCTATTCGGCGGCGATGGACCGAACGAGCATTGGAAGGGTTGCGGGCTGCGGCTGGGGAAGAAGCCCTAGCCGTACAGGATCGCTTCGGTGGCCCCGGTAATCGCCGCCACCACCCCCAAATCGTCGTCGGATAATGCGGGCGGCGCCGACATGTTCGACCATGGCAGCGGGCCACACGGGAGGCCCGACCATTGGGCGACCGCCTGGGCGGGGGCGGGGGTTTCCATGCGGACAATCCTCGTCCGCTCCGGCGGCAGCGTCGCCAACAGTCGCCTAGCAGTCCAGTCCCACCACCAGGCGCACCGGCCGACCTGGCCGAGCCCTGACCATTCCGGCAGGCTGAGTTCGCCGACGAGTGGTGCGGTGATCCGGAGGGCGGCCTGGTTCACCCACCGCTGCCAGCGCAGACCGTCATCGACGGACGGCCAGCGGATCTGCACCGGCAGCAGACCGTCATCGTCGGGCCGGTACCAGCCTTTGCCGACCATTGACGCCACCGTGCTTGACGCCCGGCGGGCGGGCCACAGCCACAGCGGCGCAAACAGCGCATCCAGGACCGGGACGAGCGGCGTGTACATCCATCCGGCCTCAACCGGGGCCCATTCGGCGGTTGCCAGCGCGTCGGCGACCAGCCGGCCGGGGATTCCGGCCGTGTACATGGCGGCGAGCGGGACGATCTCCGCCTTGTGTCCCTCATGTACCCCGTTGAGGGCTTGCGCCCAGGAGAGGGTGCCGCTGCGGCCCGACCCGACGATGAATAGGGCCGGGTTCATCCGTGCCGTATGAGCGCGTCGAAATCCCACTTAGGATCGGCCCGCACCCGCCGCACATCCATATCCCGACCGGCCTGCAGCCAGACCCGCCATTGCGGCCCGTCACCGGTGATCCGCACCATGCGTTGCATGAGCAGGA